GTTGTACCTGTGTGTTGCTGCTTCGTGGTTTATTCCAGTAATCAATGTCATAGCAGCACCTGCTATTACAATCCTGCTGTTCATCCTGCTCTGTGATGATGAAATTTATTTCCACATAGACCTCCCTGATAGCTTAAAATTCCTTACGGAAGAATACTAATATGACAAGAGACGAACTACAAAGAGAAGCAGTAAACACCCTTCTCAATAAATCCAGACTAATCCTACAGTGGGCAACTGGTGTAGGAAAAAGTAGGGTAGCAATCAAAGCTCTTCAAGAGTTACCTGAATCTAAGGTATTGCTTGTTGTAGCAGAGACAGCTCATAAGGAGAATTGGAGAAAGGAGTTTATGGACTATCTCCCTGAAGATGAGTTCAATAGGCTGTTCAAGCCTATAACTGTGGAGTGTTATGCTTCTCTCAAGAACTACAGAGATACTGAGTGGGACTTAATCATCTTTGATGAGGGTCACCATCTTGGCTCTGACTTGAGACTTGACATTTTACAGTCTCTCATTGCAAAGAGAGTATTAGTCCTCAGTGCTACACTCTCTGATGCTTCTCTTGTAGAGACTCTCTCTGTTACCTTCGGGCCTTTTGAAAGTTCCAAAGTGACCTTGCAAGAGGCTATAGCAAATGGCTGGCTCCCAGAGCCTAAAATCTTCGTGATACCTCTTCTCCTTGATTATGTCAAGAGAGACCAGATTATCATAGAGGAATGGGGGAAAGCAAGTAAAAGGGTACAGTATGAATGTACCTATTCTGAGAGATGGAAGTACCTTCGTGCCAAGAAGGTGCTGACAGATGTTACTCTCACAATCCACTGCACTCAGTATGAGAAGTATTGCTATCTATCTGACCAATTTGATTATTGGAGAAAGCAGTACTTTGTACGCAGAGAGGAGTATATCAAGGCTAAGTGGCTTCAATTTGGGTCACAAAGAAAGAGGTTCATGGGGAACTTGAAAACTGGGATTGCTAAGCAGCTCCTTGAAACTCTGGAAGGCCATAGATATATTTGTTTCTGTGCCAGTATTGAGCAAGCAAAGGATTTGGGAGGAATAAATGCCATTCACTCTCAGAACAAGGATTCTCAAAAGATAATCAAGTCTTTCAACAACAAGGAGATTGATACTCTCTTTGCTGTAGGTATGCTTCAGGAAGGCCAGAATCTCCAAGACATTGAGTATGGTGTTATCATTCAGCTTGATGGTGAGGAGAGGGCTTTCATTCAGAAGTTTGGTAGAACATTGAGAGCAGAAGACCCTGTTCAATATATCTTCTACTTCAAGAATACCAGAGATGAGGAGTATCTTGAGAAAGTCCTTGATGGCATCAACTCAGAGTACATAAGAGAGATAAATGTATGAAATACATTATTGACGAAGAAACAGCCAAAAAGCATGGCCTCTCTGTAGCTGAGTTAATGTTACTGGCTGTGATTCAACAATGTTCTCAGCCAACACAACTTATTGCCAAGCTAACTGAGAAAGAGTGCTTGGTACAAATAGGGGACCATCTTCATCTGACTCAACATTGGGCAGATGAAGTGGCCTCTGTGCTGCTTGAATCTGATGAAACTGTGCCTGGTCAAGAAAGGGTTCTCAGTTTAGTCCAGAAGATGAAAGAATTCTTCCCTAAAGGATTAAAGGTTGGCTCTGCTGCTTGGAGAGGCAATGATAGAGAGCTCACATTGAGGATGAAGAAATTCTTCAAACTCTATGGCAACAAATGGACAGATGAGCAGATTTTACAGGCAACAAAGGAGTATGTGGAATCCTTCAATGGTGACTACAGGTATATGCAAATACTTAAGTATTTCATCCTGAAGTCTAAGAAGTTTGAAGGAGAAGAGGGGAACTATGTCGAAGATACTTCAGCCTTAGCATCATTCTTAGAGAAGCAAGGTCAAGGTAGTGAGGCTACTGGTGATTGGACACAAAGAGTGCTGTAATGGGGAAGAGTGCAATATCAAGGTATAGAGAAAGAAGGCAAAGGCTACTGGATGGCAAGTTTAATTGTCTTCCACTGCCTTACAAGAGATTCAGGAGAGTTTTTCCTGGCATTGAGCAGAAGAAATACATCGTAGTTACTGCTAACCAGAAGGTTGGAAAGAGTAAACTTGTGGACAATCTATTTGTCTATGAGCCTCTTTTCTTCATTATGGAGCATCCAGAGATTAGAGTGAAAGTATTCTATTTCTCCCTTGAAATGGATAAAGCAAGTAAGGAAGATGAGTTCAACTGCTATCTTCTCTACAGACTGAGCAATATTGTAATCTCTCCTACTGACCTCAGAAGTACTGACCATCCAGTAGATGAAGCAATCATTGACCTTCTTGAAACAGAGGAGTATCAGAAGTATATCAGAGCTTTCCATGAGATGGTAATATTTGTGGAGAATGAAAGAAATCCCACAGGTATCAATAAGTTTTGTAGGAACTATGCTGAACAGCATGGCCACTACAACTTTACTACTGTCAAAGGAAAGAACGGTGTAACTGGAGAACCAGAGGACTTGAAGATTCTTGACCCTGATGACCCTTATACTGCTGATGACCCTGAGGAAATCAAGATAGCTATTCTTGATAATGCCTCAAACTTGCAGCCTGAACAAGGTCTCAATAAAATGCAGACCATTGAGAAAATGTCAAAGTATGCAATCACTCTGAGAAATCAGATGAGCTTTGTCTTTGTTATGATTCAGCATCAGGCTCAAGCTCAAGAAGGAATTGAGAACTTCAAACTTAACAAGATTAAGCCTTCTTCTGATGGTCTTGCAGATTGTAAGACCACTACAAGAGATGCCAACATGGTGATAGGTCTCTATAGTCCATTCAAGTATGAAATACAGAACTATGAGCACTATGATATCACTAAGTTTAGGAATTACATCAGATTCATGGAGATAATTGAGGATAGAGACTATGGGGCTAGTGGCAATATATGTCCTCTCTTCTTCAATGGTGCATCTTCTGTCTTTTCAGAACTTCCAAGATATGATGAGAGTTCCAAGCTGAATGAAATCTATGCTTATATCAATGAGCTAGAGAGACTTAAGCTTGAGGCACCACAACAAAACTAACAATTTTAATGGCAAACATTGGAATTATTCTCGGAAAGAGTGGTTCTGGTAAGTCCACCAGTCTGAAGACTCTCAATCCTGAGGAGACTGTTGTCTTCAATGTGCTGAAGAAGAGACTTCCTTTCAAGGGGAGTAGAGAAATCTTCAATGCTGAGAAGAACAACTTCTTCAATATGGATAGTCTTCCTGACCTTATGGCTTATCTCCAGAGCATCAGTGATAATGCTCCGCAGATTAAAACTGTGGTCATTGATGATGCTATCTACCTTATGAGAAAAGAGTATTTCAAGAGAGCCAAGGAAGCTGGGTATACCAAATATACTGAGCTTGCTCAACATTTTCAACAGCTCATCTCTGTCTGTGAAAATATGCGAGAAGACATGAATGTCTTCCTGCTGCTTCACAGTGAGGATGTGGTCAGTGACAACTCTATTATAGAGTATAAGGTCTCTACCATTGGTAAGTTGCTGGACAGCCAGTATAATCCAGTGGAAGTAGTTCCTATTGTCCTGTATTCTACTGTTATCTATGATGAGCACGGAAAGGCTTCTTATGGCTTCTATACTCACAGACATAAGGAAGGAACTACTGTCATTCCTGCCAAGAGTCCTGATGGGATGTTCGACCAAGACTTTATTCCCAATGACCTTGGTGCTGTGGTAAAAGCAATTGATGCTTACTACAACTAAGTATTTTCAAATCAAATCAAACAAAATGAGTAAGACTCTTAAAATCAGAGAAGTTGCAGCTCTGAAGAGAACTGCACAAAACAACTACCCTCTCATTGCCAAGAGAGAGAAGCTGATTGAGCAGATGGCTGAACTCCAGAAGGAGTTTAATGTCATCAATGCTCAGATTGAGGGTGCTGAAACTGGCTCTAAGGCCATGACTGGTGGTTTCACCTCTCTTGACCTTATTGAGAGACAGGTTATCCCGACTGGCAAGCTGGACACCAATGGTAAGGAAATCAAGGTGACCAAGTTTGTCCCGAAGGAAGGTGCTCTTGCCCTCAATGAAGATGGTGGCTATGACATTCTTCTGACCATCCCTGAGGCCCCTGCTGCTCCTACCGAGGAAGCTCCTGAGGCCCCTGAAAATCAAGAATAGGAGGTACAGCCATGACTAGACAAGCAAGGTCTTTTATGGCTGTTTCCAGAGGTCAGGTCAGTGCTGAAGAGGGAGCTGGCTTCAAGAAATATATTGGAGTAGGTTCTGTCAATGTACTGGCTGTCAACCCCAACAAAGCCAAACTTTCTGAAATCTATGGCAGGGATGTGGAAAATGAACCTGTCTATGTCAAGGAAGTAGAGTCTGGTGAAGACAAGCACAAGGTGATGCAGGCTAGAATTGACTTCATTGTCAAGACTGCTGATACCTGTGTGGATGCTCAAGGCCAGCCTATTGAACTGACTTCCAGAGTCACTTTCTTCCTGCTCAATGAGAGAAGAGTCTCCAAGAATACTGGCAAGATTCAAGTCATTGACAAGTATGGTAGAACTCAGTGGGTTACTGAGGCCCAACTCAATGCCCACGAAATTCCCAATGACAAGAATGGTAATCCTCTCAATCTGGATGCAGACTACAGACCTGTGTTCAGTGGTGAGGAAGACCTGACTGGTTTCCTCAAGGCTTTCCTCAATATCCCCAATCCTGACAAGTATGTCAATGGTAAGTGGGTTCCCATTGAGGATAGAACTGTTGCTGAGGTCAGACTTGACAAGATTGCTGACTATTTCAAGGGCAACTTCTCTGAGCTGGTGGAGATTCTCTCCTATCAGCCTAACAATAAGGTGAAGGTTCTCTTTGGTGTGAGAACTGCTGATGACAATAAGCAGTATCAAGCTGCTTATACTCAGATGTTCCTTAAGAACTCCATTACTGACTATAGCAAACTGGATGCTGATGTCCAGAGCAGAAAGGCAGCTGGAGCTTATCCTACTACTGAGTTTGAGGCAGTCCCTCTCCATGAGTATGTAACCACACCTACTGACTTTGGTGGCGAAGCTCCTGCTGCTGGCACTGCTATGCCTGCTGCCTTTGCCCCGAAGAATCCCTTTGCCAAACAACAATAGCTAATGGCAGTTAGTACTGGTTTTTCAACTGTTTCCCTAAAAGAGATATTATCCAAAGTGAGTGAGCTTGATATTGCAGGCTTTTACTTTGGAATAACCTATCTCCCCTGTCTTATCAATGCTCCTTATAGAAAGGATGATAAGCCTTCTGTAAGCCTTTTTGCAGGTTCTGACAATCAGGTTCTCTTTAAGGACTTTGGGACGAATGAAGTTGGAGACATCTTCACCCTCCTTAAGAAGACTTGGAATGTCAGTCTGAGAAATGTGGTTGATAAGATTGCAAGGGATTTACCCTTGCTGAAGGATGGAGACATTAAAACCAGAAGGCCCAGAGTTTACTCCATTACTCCTGGTTATGACCCCTCAGCCACTCTTAAATGTAAAGTGAGAGAGTGGAGGGATTATGACTTGGAGTATTGGGAAACTTATGGTATCTCATTGCCTTGGCTAAAGTATGGTGAAGTGTATCCTATTTCTCAGGTTATTCATATAAAGGAAGGTATCACAAGGACTATTCCTGCTGAGAAACTTGCTTATGCTTATGTAGAAAGGAAGGATGGTAATGTCACCTTAAAAATCTATCAGCCCCTAAGCAAGAGCTTCAAGTGGATTAACAAGCATGATTCCTCTGTATGGGACCTTTGGACAAAGATTCCAGAAAAGGGAGAGTGCTTAATCATAACTTCTTCAAGAAAAGATGCTTTGTGTATCTGGGAGAACACAGGTATTCCATCTGTCTCTCTTCAAGGAGAAGGCTACATACCTAAGAAGCATGTTGTTGACCAGCTAAAAGAAAGGTTTAACCATGTCTTTATCCTCTATGACAATGACTTCTCAGCTGAGGTCAATCATGGAAGACTATTTGGTCAGCAACTTGCTGAAAGGTTTGGGTTAATCCAATTGGAGATACCTGAGAAGTATCAATCCAAAGACACATCAGACCTTGCCAAGAACTTTGGCAGGGAAACAGTTAACAAGGTTATTCTCTCCTTAGTAAAAGAGAAACTAGAACAACAATCAAACAAAACATTATGAACTCCAGAAAGATTACTATCGTGGATTCCAAGCTTCAGAAGAGAAGTGTTATCATGTCTGAGGCTGAAACCCTTGGTGAGCTCAAGAGAGACCTCACTCAGAATGGTATTGACTACAGTGGGAAGACCTTCATGGAAGGCCTGTCCCGCAGTGAAATGAAGGAAGATGCTTCCATCCTCCCTCATGACATCCAGAGACCTGATGGTAGTGTTACCAATGAGCTGGTCTTCATGCTCACTGAGCCTGAGAAGAAGATTAAGTCTGGTGCTGACCTGACCAGACAGGAGTGCTATGCCAAGGTCAAGCAACTGGGCCTGCAAGAGGCTGTTGCTTCGAGATTCGGCAAGAACTTCACCCAGTGCTCCACGGCTGACCTGAATTCCTTTCTTGCTGCAAGAGCTAGCAAGGCCAACAAAACAGCCAAGCCTGCTCCCAAAGCTGGTAAGCCTGCTCCGAAGGCTGCTCCTTCCAAGGAAGTAAAGGTCAACACCTCTGCTGTGGTCGCCAATGCCACTGCCTACATCAACAAGATGCTGGAAGCTGGCTCCATCTCCCCGCAGAATGCCGAGAACCTGAAGAACATCCTCTCTGGCAAGAATGCCACTGAGCTGGCCTGTGACTACACAGATGCCGAGCTGAGAGCCATGTTCCACAAGTAGGCCCTCAGGTCATAACTACTAACTAAGATGTGAGAGGAGGTTAGTCCTCCTCTCACTTATTATTTACTCTCTGCAATGAGTTTTATGTATGGACAATGCAATTTTAGAGTCATATAGACCATTATATAACAGTATCTTGGAGAAGCCACTTACTATCCTTGAACTGTTCAAAGCTCAGTTTGGAGAGGACAAAGTAGAGCTGCAAGGAATCAAAAATCTTGAAGAGTTTGCAAACTATTGCATAGCTACATTTGGTGACCTAGAACAAGCAGAAAGAAGTCTCAATACTGAGAACAGAAAGAATGCTGCCATCAAGAAAAGGTGGCCATTCATGCAGGATGACAATATCTATATTCTTGTCTATTTCCCTGAGGTCAGAGTAACCAATGAGAACAATAGGCATGTAGATATTACCAAACTTTGGGTCAGAGTCACTGTTACACTTGGAGGTACTACCTGTGGTAGATTCACTATGTTCAGAAGTGAGTTCAATGAGAGTCACTGGATTAGTGATTATGCTCACTCTCATCTTCCTGGC